ACGCTTCTGGTGCTGCAATCGACGCGGTGGCTCCCACCACGGCGTTCACGGGCACCGCGACGCTGACCACCGCCCGCGAGAACAGCACAGGCCACATCAACGTCAACTACGGCGAGTTTGATCTGGTCTGCATGGTTCAGGAATGGGACATTTCGTTCGAAAGAGAAACGATCGACATCACCACCTTGCCCTGCCGCATTGGTGGTTCTGCCGATAAATACGCGGGCTTCCGTACCAGTATTCCTGGCTTTGCCAGCGGTACTGGCACGATGAACGTGCTGTTCAGCGGAGATCAGGCCAGCCTGAGCGGTCGCTTGATCGCCAACTCGCTGCTGAAGAACCAGGCCGGCGCCACGGTCAAGTTTTACGTCAAAGCTATCGAAGGCGCGGGCAACGTCCTCGATGACACCCTCTCCTCCTACATTGAGGCTGAGGTGTCCCTGGATGGCTTCTCCATCTCGGTGAACACGACTGACGCGATCGTGGCAACGATCAATTTCAGCCTGTCGGCACCGCCGACGCACCTGTTTAACCTGAGCTTGAGCTGAAAGGTTCGGGTTGGGAGAGATCATGGCCCCTGCTACGGCGGGGGCTTTTTTATTGGCGGTAGGCTGCGGCTGGTCGTGGTGACTCCGGCCGGCGTGGGGGGAGCTGGCCTCCCCTCCGTCCTACCTACACTGTCAACGAGTCACTACTCCTAGGTATGGCAAGGGCACTCGATCGTCTGAAGGCTGCGTGCGCGATGAAAGCCACGCGCAAGGCTGTGACATTGCCGGACGGGTCTGAGTTTGAATTCTTCTCGCCGCCGATCACGTTGGCGCAGCGTGCGCGTGCGCAGAGGCAGGCAGGGACCGACAGTGCTTCGGATTTTGCGCTGCAGCTACTGGTGATGGTGGCTCAGGACGAGAACGGGCAGAAGCTGTTTGCCCCTGGCGAGGTGGCAGAGCTGCGCAATGAGCTGCCTGCCAGCGTTGTTGAGGGCCTGATGGTGCAGCTGGTGCAGGACGTCGAGCCCGAGGATGCGGAGCCGACAGACATGAAAAGCGCTGGTAGCGGAGCTGCGAAAGGACAACGGGCTGCTGGCTGAGCTTGTTGTTGCCAAGGAGCTGCACCTGACGCTTGGGCAGCTCCGAGAGGCGATGACGGAGGCAGAGCTGATGATCTGGCACGCATTCCTGATGCTGCAACGGGAGGAGCAGCAGAAGGCAATGGACGAGGCAAAGCGTCGTCGTCGGTAGGCTGTGGGTAGCGCTGCGCAGGGATCTTGGCGACGACCTATTCGGTAGGCCTGCAGTTCACCGCTAAGACGCAGCAGCTGGATGCGGTCTACAGCAAGCTCAACAAGCTGGAGCGGGATCTTGGCAGGCTAAAAGGCTCAGACCCTTTCCAGGGCGTTGAGAACAGCGCTAGGGATGCCGGTAACGCAACAGAAAAAGCGGGCAAGCAGGCAAGGGCTGCCACTGGCGCCTTCAAGGGTCTTGGCAGTGCGATAGGCGGGCTGGTATCTGCCGCCGCCTTGATGCAGGGCGCCAAATTTGTTTTTGGCAAAACGGCTGAGTTAGAGACGCAGACTCGAAGTATTCAAGTACTGACTGGTAGCTTGATCAAAGCAAAAGATATTGTTGGCCAGCTGCAGCAATACGCCAATGTCACACCATTTACCAGTGCTGAGATCATTGATACGGCCAAGCGTCTGAGCGCTTTTGGCGTCAGCGCCGACAAGGTTGTCGATACCACCAAGCGTTTGGGCGATGTGGCAGGAGCCACCGGCGCCAACCTTGGCGAGCTGAGCCTGGCCTATGGGCAGGTGATGGCGAAGGGCCGTCTCCAGGGCGAAGAGCTGCTGCAGTTCCAGGAACGCGGCGTCGCGCTTGCGGATGAGCTGAAGCGGATGTACAAGCTGAGCGGACAGGAGTTCAGCGACGCGCTGAGTAAGGGGCGGGTTAGCGCCGAGGCGGTAGAGGTCGCGCTAAAGAATCTCACAAACGCAGGAGGTCAATACGCAAATGGCGCAATTAGTCAGTCAGATACCCTTAACGGGCGATTGTCAACACTGCAAGACGCTGTTGACGGGGTTGCCCGCGCAGTTGGCAAGGTATTGACTCCAGCCGTCCTAAATGCCCTGGAGACGGCCAACGATAGATTGGCGCAAACGCCCGCTCTTGTTGAAGATATTGGGCTGGCATTCCAATATGCAGCGGACAAGCTTTCGCCATTTATAAATGGCCTAAGTCAGATGCACTGGTTTTTCAAGAATCTCACGCCTCCTGGGTGGGCGATGCAGGTGATTGGTGGTTCAACAAATCTTGCTGGATCTGCCATTAAAGAAGGCGCAGAAAGGCAGAGAGCGCAAGGGGGGTATGTGTCAAGGTTTGCTGGGGCGCGAGATGAGGCTTTTCGTCGGGCGCAGCAAATCGGTTCTGTGCCGACTAGCGCGTTGACACCCCCTCCACTGCTCGGAGGTGAGCCTGGCGGGGGCAAAGCGGGCGGGGGCGGCGGTAGTAAAGCAGGTAAAGGCGCAAGTGCCTCTAGCTTCCAGCCATCTAGTCGCGCCAAGGCGCTGATTGCCGCAGCCAGCAAGCTGGGTGTGTCGCCGTTGGATCTGGCGACAATCATCAGCTTTGAGACTGGTGGCACTTTTAGCCCATCGATTGTGGGCGGCGCTGGCGGCAACTACATGGGGCTGATTCAGTTCGGCCCTAGTGAGCGGAGGCAGTACGGCGCGCATAGGGGGCAAAGCTTTGAAGAGCAGGTGCAGGGGCCTGTCGTTCGTTATTTCCAAAGCCGTTTTGGCGGGGTTGGGATGAGCACCCAAGGCGCATCGTTGGAAGACCTATACACCACCGTCATTGCTGGTAATCCCAAGGCCAACCGCAATGCGCGCGATTCCTTTGGCACCAGTGCCCGTAGCGGTGTGGCTGCAATGGGACCTCATCGCCAGAAAGCACTGCAAACGTTCTTTGGCGGAAACCCAGAAAATGCCGGTTACGACGCATCCAGCGCAGGCGCCGATGCGGCGCAGGGTTGGGAGGACGAGCAGAAGCGCATGGAAGCGCTCAGAGAAATGGTTGCGCAGCGTCAGCAAGAGCTAGAGGTGCTGCGGAGTGGGCTGGCTATTGCCAAAGAGCTGGACCCAATCAAGCGGTCAGAGCTGGAGTTGGCGGGCCAAAAGCTGGCGATTGAGCAAAAGTATGCAGATGCGTTGGCGCAAAGCAAAGGGCAGGAAGAAACAGACCTGCTCAACAAGAACAGGGCATTGGAGCTTGAGATTCTCGGCGAGCAGCAAGCGGCTAAGCGATTCACTGCAATGCAGGGCATCACAGAGCAGCTAGACGCGCAGCTGCGCGGCGTCATGGCCATCACGCCGGAGCAGCAAGCCATCAACCAGCTGCTGGAGTACGAAAACCAGCTGAAGCAGGAGGGCATTGCTCTGACCGATGCGGACAAGCAGGCTTTGCTTGGAAAAATTCAGGCGATTCAGGCGGCAAACGAAGCGCAGAAAGCACAACAGGCTGCGCAGCAGCAAGCTGAATCAGACGCCAGCGGTATTGCCAGCACGTTGACTGGCGGCATCAAGGACGCCATCAAGGCTGCAGTGACGGGCGGCGACGTGAAGGCAGCGCTGAGCGGGATGCTTGCGAGCTTGGGCGAGAAGTTCCTTGACATGGCAATGCGGCCGCTGGAGCAGATGCTCACGCAGTCGCTGACGCGAATGTTCAACCCGCAGGCGATGGCGACGCAAGCCAACACAATGGCGGCCCGGCCTGTCATTCTTCGCCGACGGCGGCTTCGTCACCGGCCCCACCCCGGCGGTGGTGGGCGAAGGCGGTGCCAACGAGTACGTCATCCCCGAAAACAAGATGGGCGGTGCCATGGCCCGCTGGAACGCTGGTGCTCGCGGTGATTCCGTCATCAGCGGCGCTGACCCCACCGGCCGCAGCGGCGGCACCGCGCTGGCCGAGGCTCCGCCCCAGGTCAACATCACCGGCGGCATCCTGAACTTCAACGACAGCCACTACATCCGCGCTGATCAGGTGCCGTCGATCATCAGCCAGAGCGCCAAGCAAGGCGAGGCCCGCGCCCTGCGCAAGCTGCAGCAATCCCCTGGCGCCCGCAGGAAGGTTGGCATCTGATGGAGTTCGCGCTCGGCAACTACTTGACCCTCACCTCTCCGGCTGGGGCGACCTACAACTGGCAGAACTTCTTCATCAACGAGACCGTCAACGGCTACTCGTTTGTGCCGTTCGGTTTCAGCGGCATCACGATCAACCGCCAAGGCGACAACGTGGACGCCACCCTGGCCTTCCCCAACAACGAGCTGTCACGCCGCTGGTCTATCGAAGCCCTGCGCGAGGGTTGGCTCGCAGACGTCAAGGTGATGCTGCTCAACCCCGCCGACCGCTCTCAGCAGGAGCAGCTACACAGCTACACCGGCCAGATCGCCGGCGGTGGCTGGAGCGAGACCACGCTGACCCTCAAGTTGAACACCGTTCTCGATGCGGTCGGCGCCGAAGTGCCCAAGCGCCGCCTACGCCAGCGGCTGGTGGGGCAGCTGCCGATGACCAGCAATGTCCGCCTGCGTTGATTGCATCGACCTGATCGGGCAGCGCTTCAGCTGGGGCGAACTCGACTGCATCCATCTGGTGTATCGGGTGCTGGAGCGAATGGAGATCCCAACGCCCCCCTTTGACCCGCGCTGGTACGAACGAAACCCGCACCGCATTGGCCGTGCGCTGCTGCGCTGGGGAAAGCGCATCCAAGACCCCACCTACGATGGCGATGTGCTCCTGCTCAACGGTGAGCAGCTCTCATTCGCGGTGGTATGGCAGGGCGGGATCCTCTACATGAACCAGCGAACAGAGGCGGTGGCCTGGTGCCCCATGCGCAGGGGAATGATCGCCCACGCCTTCCGCTACTGCCCTTCGAGCGCGAACTGATCCACACCCTCGGCATCACCGAGGACGAGTACCGGCGGTTTGCAGCAGAAGCGGCCTGGCGCGGCCGCACAAGGCCAGCGGCCTACGCCCACATCCCTGAGGTGAACGGCGGCTTTGTGGTGCCGATCCTGATCAACCTCGTCATCGGCATTGCACTGTCAGCAGTGTCGGCGTTGTTGGCGCCCAAGCCCGCCTCACCGAGCAAGCAACAGCAGAAGCAGCGGCAGCTCTCCAGCCGCAACGGCTCGGACCGCTTTGGTACCACCAGCGGCTTCGACTCGATCAACGAACTGGCCGACTACGCCGCGCCGATCCCGATCGTGTTCGCCAACCGCGAGGCCGACATCGGTGGCGTCATGGTCAGCCCACAGCTGGTGTGGTCGCGGTGCTTCAGCTACGGCACCGAGCAGGGCGTGAAGATGATGCTGGTGATTGGTGAGTGCGGCGACGACGACGGCATCGACCGTCCCGACCTCGAAGGCATCTTCCTCGGCACCATGCCGCTGGACGCGGTGTGGCGGCAGAACTTCGCCTTCTACTGGAACCGCAACACCCGCATCAACGGCCGCATCCTGGCCAAGAACTTCGCCTACGGCAGCCGCGCCAGCGCCAGCAGCGGCGACCTCCAGGGCAACGACGACATCTTCCTCTGTCCCAGCCGTAACGCCCTGCTGGACACCGCCTTCAGCGGCGCCTTCTCCCCCAGCAGCAACGCCACCTTCGGCTGCTACGCCCCACTCGCCAACGGCACCGGCTATCGCCTGAACTACCGCCTGGTGCCCATGCCCGATGTCGAGGGCGCCAAGCACGAAACCACGATCAACTCCAAGCTGGAGCGGGTCAAGATCGCCGGCAACTGGGGCGACGGCAGCAAAGACAACATGCGCAGCCTGGGCCAGAAGGGCGTCGGGCGTGAGTACAGCCGGTTGATGGGCATCACCGCCGTCAACGGTCAGACCTTTCCCGGCGCACCGAACGACCACAAACGCACGCCCCAGGTTTCTGTTGGCAGCCGCTGCACCTTCACCATCAACGGCTTCGTTATTGACAAGAACCGCTACGAGACCGAATACGACGACGAGAAGTACAAGGCGAATGTTGACGACATCAACAACGCCACCATCACGATGCGGGAGCAGGCTGACGATCAGCTGCAGCTCGGCACCACCGTGATGATCGGCCGTACGGTCTGGAAGGTCGTCCACCGCTCTGTGCCGGTCTGGGGCCAGGGCGTGGTCGGCTCGTTCAAAGAGCGCGGCACTCAACAGATCGAGCTGGAGTGCACGGAGGTGTTCGCCGATAGCGGCCCCGGCCTGCAGATCGGCTGGGTCAGCCAGCACGCTGTCGAGCGCCGCATCCGCACCGACGACCAGGGCCAGGGCCTCTACAAGTACGACGCCGACTACTTCAAGGGCCTCACGATCGGCCCCGGCTTCTACCCCGTGATGCTGGTGGATTTCGCGGTGGTGCGTAACACCCGCCCCTGCGACACCACCGAGTTCGGCCTGAAGTCGCAGGTGTGGAACCGCGCCAACGGCCTCTGCAACTTCGCCTCGCTGCCCACCCCAAAGGAGCTGCGCAACGCCGATAACCGAGGCGATAGCTGGCAGAGCGGGTCGATGACGACCTACTTCAAGCGCACCAGCGTCTTCACGATTTGGCTGCGCCCAACCGGCATCAACCCCGCCACCGGCAAGGACTTCGACTGGCGGCCCCTCGGTGAGCAGTTCGCCATCCAAGGCAGCGCCCCCGTCGATCAGTACAACTTCCTGCGCATCACCCACCCAGACCGCCGGCAGTACGAGTACCGCTTCATCCCCAAGAACGGCGCCGACCTGGCCAACCACTCACCAGATAGCGAAATCTTCTGGCTGCTG